GAGTTATGTCATTGGCTCAACAGCCCGAACTCGGCCAGCAGATTCCTTTCTGAGTGCGAATCCTCGTCATCCCGGATACCCAGGTATCTCCGGGAGTTCGAACAGAACACATCACCTGGATATCAAAATCAGTTAAAACCTACCGTCCAGATCATGTCGTAATGATTGGCGACTGGTGGGACTTCTCATCTTTATCTACTTATACCCCGCGACGACAGATCGAAGGTCAGCGCATCCTAGCTGACATCGATGCGGGAAATCGTGCAATGAAGCAGTTCTGGAAACCTCTGAAGAGGATGAAGGAACTTCCACAATTTCACTTTCACATGGGAAACCATGAGTGGAGACTCCAACGGTATATCGATGACCATCCAGCTACGGATGGCATTCTTGGACTCCACCTCCTGGACCACGATGGATGGAACGTGTATCCATTCAAGACCGTCAACGAGATCGAGGGGATCTGGTTCTCCCATTATTTTTACCACCCGATGAATTCGAGACCCTACGGTGGCACCTGCCACAACATCCTGAAGAATGTGGGTCTCAGCTTCGTCCAAGGCCACAGGCAAGGCAAAGACCTGGCTTCGCGGACACTCCCTAATGGACAGGTACAGCGTGGCCTCATCGCTGGCAGCTGCTACCTGCACACAGAAGAATACCTGGGACCGCAAGCCAAAGAATCCTGGACGGGCGTCATCATTCTCAATGATGTCGAAAACGGTGATTACGACATCCTTGAACTCTCCCTAAGATATCTCTGTCGGAAATATGAGGGTAGGGAACTACAGGAGTTCCTCAATGCAGCTACTGTTTGACAAAGACAGACATCAATCAAACCCGGCAGAACGCATCACGTCTTGCCCCATATCTTTAGGAGATACCGCTATGCTCGTGCCTTATCAAATTCCAGAATATCAAAATGACTACAACAAGGCGGGGACAAAGAAGGAGCGTGGGGCAATCATGGCAAGGTTCTGTCTGTTGTTCGGGCTGGGGTCTGATAACCCAGAGGTCTGGACGCAGATCCATGCTGACTGGATTGATCCGATGCTTGAGAAAAAAGAAGTCCAGTGAAAAGAAACGGGCCTCTGACATGCATGAAAAGAGCCCTAGCAAGGGAAACACCCGTAGAACATCTCCTAAACTGGTCAAAATACGGTGGCGGGATGTAATTGCGACGGCAGGTTGGGAACCGGAAGGAGAGGTGGATCCACCCGTCCTGGAGAGTTGGGGGTTCCTCATCCAGAAGAATAAGAACGTGATCAAGATCGCAACCACCAGAGACGAAAAGGGGGAATGGACCGCGATCACGGCATTCCCCCCTGGAGTGGTTTTGGAAATAACTACGCTGCTATAGAGATCACCTTAGAAGTACGACCGTTGACGATCTCGTTCAGCTTGTTGTTCCACCAGATGAGCGCAGCCTTTTTCTCTTTGTCGAAATCATAGAGACCGTAGGTTGCAGTTACCTTGTTCTGCTCCTGGTGGTTTAAGACCTTGTCCATGACCGCTGACTGGAACTGACCCTGGATGAAGGTTCCTACAGTACGACGAAGATCATGGCAGTGGACATCTTCAAGGCCAGCTGCTTCAGCGATCTTCGGGACGATATGAGTCAAGGTGGAGCGATTGATGTGGTTCGCTCGGGAAGACTTGAAGACATACCCTTCATCGTTCCAGAAATACGGCCACGCTTCATTTGAAATATAAACCCGGTGGGCCTTACCGTTCTTGGACTTCTCTTCCGGGATGGTCCACCAGCCGTCTTCGATCTCATGTGCCTCGACAGTGGCGATCTCATTCCGACGCTGGCCGGTGAGGAGAAGGGCGCGGACCGCACATTGCTGATCTTTGTTCTCGATCACGTCGATGGCATCCCAGAACTTTTTCACCTCGGAAGGACTCAAGACTCTGGTACGAGAGATCTCACCGTTCGAAGGAAGTCTGACTGCCGGGGAGACATCGATGTAGGATATATCGACTGCCCAGTTGAACATCGATGACACGAAGGCACGGACCCGATTCGCCATGACCTTGGCACCGCGATTATTTACGACCATGAGTAACTGAATCAAGTCAGATCTGGTGATGTCGTTAATGTTCCGGTTGGCGATCTTAGAGTGACGAATCTCCCGATTGATAATTCCCTTTTTGTCCCTCAAGGTCTTCGGAGAATTCTGTCTGCAAAAGTTATTGCCGTGGATGCAATTTTCATAATATTCATCTGCCAACTGGATGAGACTCCTGGCATTTGAATCTTCGAACCTTGCTTCTTCAACTTCAAGACGTTCCTGGACTCGCTTTGCCTGGGGATCAATACCGGATGAGACAGCACTGACAGCATCGTTATAGATCTTCCTCAAGACATCGAGGTTGCTACCAACGAAAGTACCGACAGTGAACTTGGTGCGACGTCCATTAAAGGAGTACCGGTAAACCAGCACCACCTCACCTTTAGCCGAGATCCTGGCAATAAGACCCGGCCTATCTAATGGTTCCTCATGCCGAGTTCCAGTTGCCTGAAGGCTTTCCAAATTTTGCTTAGTAAATTTCATTTAGTTTCTCCGTTTCTGGGGGCCACCTTGGGGGCCAGGTTGTATTAAATCAAATAGGATGAATGGGTATCCATAGGGATATTTTAAGGGTTGATAATCAGTGGCGTCAACAATTAAAAAACCGCAGAGATATGCCATAAAATGGCACAAGTCCTCAGTTCCTGACCCGATTGGGGCCAGGAACACTGCTGATTAAGAGTTAGTGGGGGAACCGCGGGGTTATGCGGTATTCTGGACCTGGGGCCAAACTGGGGGCCAGGTTGGGGTCCAACTAGATATCATTAAGCAAAGTATCTCTTTCGAGACGTGGTAAAGATTCGATGTAATGTTCCAATTCAGAGACATTCCAAACCGTTAGCTTTGGACTGAGTTTGAATCGTTTCGGAAATTTAGGATCATCGTTTTCCAGCTGAAGTGCTTTGGACCTGGCAATGCCTGTGAGTTCCTTGATCGAACCTGGTCGAACGTACAAAGGTTTATTGATCGGTTGCATGGTTTCCTTTTAATAATTAAGTGGGGGGACCGAAGTCCCCTCGGCCCCCCCGTTGACCTACTACACCATAAGCGTTCGTTAGCTTACTCCTTGGGACGTTAGTCCCGGTTAAGGGTGGATTAATACGGAGGGAGGTCGAGGTCTCCTTCACCGTCACGAATTTTCTGGAGACTGAGCAAATAACAGGTCACACCCTTTTCATTTCTCCAGGGTCTGAACTGCAGCTGCGCTCGACAGATATCCCCCGGTTTGAACGCGCCAGGGGAGATGGTCTTATTTTTAGTATCCAGGCACTTGACCTCAAACTTGGACTTGGCCTTGACCTGTAGGACATCGTCTACTTCTTTGATCGGGTTATGACCCTTGCCTTCGGAGAGATCCACTTCATCAACAGCAGTTTGAATCTGCTCGGCTATCTCAGAGTCTTTGTCATAGGACATGGTGATGGAATACTGACCTGTGTCCGAACCTTCGAAAGTGTCATGCTCAATCAGGTGCGGAAATTTAAGTACGAATTCCGAGGTGGTTACATAGGCTTTGTCTTTGGGCATAGTCGTTGTCCTCATTGCTCGTCGTTCACTTGGGGTTGGGGGGGGAAGATACCTGTTACGTTTTAACAGGTGTTCTTCAAAAGAATATGATCCTCTGGGTGATCTCATTATCCACCTTTCGAATCATTGAATCCATGAAGTCCTTGCGGATTCATAGGAACAGCTTCATCGTCTTCATCCCAATGCTCACCGCATAGGCTGAAGCCACCCTCGGGACCATACCAGTCAGCAGGTTGCTGACCGATAGTAGGTTGAGGTTCCACCAATACATTCGAGAACTGTGCCGTTGGGTATGTTCTCTGAGCATCGAGACACCGGTCGAATGACTTGAGAAACGTCTTCCTGGGTTGATAGGCATAAACGCTACCGGAAGGGTACTTGTCCCAACCGTAGACGTTCCAGCCTCCGTGCTTGAATTGAATCGTAAAGTATTCGTAAGTCATGGATCCAGCCCTCGTTCCAGCTTTTCCATGCAGTTGTTACAAGTAC